CATAAATATAATCGCTGGAGGCAATAATTAGATATAATTTTTGTTGGTCTGCCAAATTTTTCATTATTTCTGTGTATTCGATATTAGAATGATTTGTAAATACGCCAATGCCCATTAATAATAAAATCTTCCAACTATCTTCCACACCGGTTAGCAACATTATTTTAGATAAAATGCTTTCTTCAATGTTACAAGTAAATGGAGCATTTAATTTGGGAATACCATCAGACCATTTTTGTATATGTTCTAATGTATTCGGAACAAACAATTCATTTAATTTAACAATTTTAACCATTGACCGCAATATTTCAATTTGAGATAATACTTTATTTAATTCTGTTTTATTTTCACTTCGGGAATCAGTTCTATTAATTTTGTGTTCGCATTTTCCACTTTTTCCATCATCATTTTTTGATGGTGGTTTTTCAATGTCTTCCAAATCTCTTTCTAATTTTGCCAATTTAATCTTAATGTTATTATTGAATTCTATTTTTTCCATGATTTCATCCATCACCGCTGATGGTATATTTGCTTGTTGAATACAAAATTTCGCGATTGTCTCTACATTATTTGACAAGAATATAGTTGGTCCATCTGTTAGTGTGTATGCGTCCTTGGTCGTAACATATAACCCACAATCACCATTATGTTTGGGAGTTAATTCAATTGGCGCAGGCGCCGTTCTTTCTATTTGTTCGCTCATTATTCGTTGTAATGGAGCCCCATTTTTATTTGCGACCGTTATTCCAGGGCCTACACTACTAATTTTTTTAATTTTAATTCCTTTATTATCTACTGATGAATTTGAAGCAATCTTTACAATTCGGTTTGCGTGTATAAAATTATGTATTCCTTCCCAACATTGAGGGTTAATATTTTTAAGAATAGTTAAATAATAAAGTTTAATGTTGACCATATTAATATCATTTAAATCTGTAAAATATTCTTCTATTTTATATTTGGGCTTTATGTAATTATCGTCTTGAATGAAACTAATAAATTTGACAACTTCGTTTAAATCAAAATACCTCAATAAGGTTAAATAGTTTTCACAATGTTCTACAATATTTTGAATTTCGAAATAATTTGAACTTAAATAATGCGGAAGAACAACAAACCCATTGTTATTAACGATTGGTATTGATTTTCTACATTCGTGACTTACAATATTATAAACTTCGGCATTTTCATGTTGAAATTTTATTTTAAAGTCGCTAATTGTATCTGTCAATTCGTAAATCTTGGGGAGTGTGGCGGATGACAAGACAATATTTGGAATTAAATTGTCGCTCCAATTTTTATGTATAATATTATGTAATTCGTGATTGTTGTAATCGAGCGTTATGGTTGGTTCATCCCAATACATTATTATATCCTCTTTTTTATTAAAGGATAACATATAATACATCGCATATAAGTATGATTTAATATCGCATATAATAATTTCAACTTTTTCGCCCGCACTATTATCTACCTTCCAAATACCCCCTGTTTTACGGTTTTTTGTGTATTCCTTTGCGGCAAAATAATGTAATCTAATATCATCCGCGCTTGAACAACCAAACGCAAACGCGACTTTTTTATTAACGGATATCGCCGAACGCGCCAATGCCAGCCCGACATGTCTAGCGGCACAAACAAATATTATTTTGTGTTTTTCGGCTAATCCTAATGGTGTTAATGTTTTACCTGTGCCCGTGGGAGCAATATATAATATTAATTTGGCGCACGATAATTTGCTGATGGTCATTATTTCCTTTTGATGTTCATATAATGAAATATCGTTATATTTCAATATATCGCTATTTTTTTCAATACATTCAATAGAATTGGCTACAATTCTTTTGATACTTATATCATTAACCAATTCTTGTAAAACTTTATTTGATAAATTCAAAATATGACGATTTATGTTGATAATATTATTTTTCAGCAATTTAAATAAAGTGTAATATGGAATGTCTAACTTTGTGCTATTTTTGCTTTTATAATGTAAAATTTTCTCGATATATCCCAACAAAATATACTCGTAAATAATAGTTTTATTCACAAGATTTTCGGAATTTTTAGTAATTCGGATTAAATCCGCCTTTTTTATTTTTGGGTTTGAACTTACCGTAATGTTCAAATATGAAACATTATATTTTTTTATCATTGCTTTAACGATGTCTTGAAAATATTTATTATAAATATGGTCTTCCATTGGAACACTATAATCAATTTTTAAAAATGTAAATATAGAATTATTTTTATTATATTTTATATTTACATCAGAGAAACCTTTCATAATGATATCTATAATTTCTATTTCCCCACTTGAAATAGGAATTTCAATCGAGTCCCACTCAGATTTTGAAAGTCGGTTTTGTGTAAGATCCATAACTGCTTTTGATATATATTATTAATGATTATTTTTTATATTATTTTAAAATCAATTTTTTTAATATAATAATAATACTTAAAGAGTGTATATATGACCCAAACAATCATAATTTGCCCGCATTGCCAAATACCCATATTGATAGAAGAATTAAATTGTTGTATATTTAGACACGGCGTTTTTATTAAAACTAATGAACAAATTCCGCCACACGCTTCTAAATCACAGTGCGAATATTACATAATGAATAAATTAATATTTGGGTGTGGAAAACCTTTTAAAATAATAAAAACAAACGACAAATTAATTCCCGAGATTTGTGATTATATTTAATACTCAATTAATGCGACTCCGGAAACATTAAACTGCTTGCTTGGTTTGTATTTAAGAATATCTAACTGTTTTGAAGTTGTTTTAAATTCAGTATCGCCGTATATATCTTGTAATAACAACCATTCAAATAATCCCCCCGAATAAATGTAAATATTATAAAATCCTAACTGAGTCAGTTGATTATATTTTTTATATACGCTTTCGTCATTTGCGTTTTTTCCGTATATAAATATATTCATACTCTTATTTTTACCGTTTAAGATGTTATTAATCCTTATTTCTTCCTCACCCGAATTTATTGTATTCGCAATTAAACAATCTTGTTCATTTGCTAACATTGTATTTATTAAAATGGTATTTTGTTTGTTAAAATTTTGAACATTTTCAAAATTAATTCTTTGGAAAGAAAGCGAGTTTCCCATTCTATTTTAAAATAAATAGAATAAATATATTTATATCTTATAAAATTAATTAAATTGTAACACAATTTCTATTTTTTCTTTTTTTATACTTTTTGTTGCTGATATTGAAAGTTCTTCTCGCTTTTTCCTGGTTTTAGAATTATCCGTATTAACAATTCTTTTTGATGTGCTATTTCGCGTATTCATATCCTTTTCAATAATATCATAATTTTCCTCTATATAATCAACCACCTTATTTTCAAGCGCCCATTTAAAAAAATTAAGTTGTCCTATGGTAGTTTCAATAAAAGTATTTGAACCTCCATATGGAATATTAATTCGCTCCCATCTACAAAACGGGTCAAACCTTTTTTTGCTGTATGGTTTTAATTTTAATTTATAGTCAACATACACTTTAAATCTTCTTGTTAATTGTTCCTCCTCAATAGTATATATTGTAAAATATTTTTTGGCGTAATTAGTAGCAAACCAGTCGACTATTCGAAGCGATATTTTAGATTCTCCTGTAATTATATTTAACATCTTATTTAAAAATGCCTCATCTTTATAAAAATGCATTAAATTGTTCAGTAATAAATTATTTTGTGTATTATAAATATTTTTAATCATTAAAGAACTATCTTTTATTTTTTTAAATTGTTATTTTTATAAAGTGAAAATAATTACTTTTCGATATATTTATATTAACTAACTAAATATATGACAATAAAAGAAATTTATTCTATACCAAATGAAGGTAACATACAACACTACGCACATTTCTTTTTCGCATTATTAATACCATTACTGTATTATGATATAACAACCAAACATTCGCATTCTTTTATAATAAAAATTAATATTGGAAATATGTCAAAAATTTTGATTGAAATATTCAACGAGAGAGTGTTTTTTGATTATATAGAAAATCAAATAAATTCTGTATCTGACAAATATAATTATTTTGATACATTTATAAAATTAAAAAAGATAAATGTCGACTCAAATATTATATTATTAGATGCGCTCGATATATTTAATAATGACAATTATAAATTTGTAAATAATAAATTTAATTATGAAGTATTTCAAAAACTGGATGATGAATATGTTAATTATTACTCAAAAAAAAACAGTAATCAACCTATTAGCGGAAAAGAAACCGCGCAACTAAAAAAGAATAACCCCGTGTATAAACATTTATATTTTACTAATCTTTATTATAAATTGGTTCTTTGCCACCCATCGATACACAGATATTTGCGTAATAATTATCAAAATAATCACTATACCCATAAAATATTATTAATTGAAAGACCATTTATACAACCAACGAATAATTTATTGGAAAATAGTTCAGGACAAAGACGAGTCATATATAATCATCTGGAATTGAAAACAGCTCTTACAAATATTTACAAGGATGATTTTTTAAATTGTAGTTTAGATAAGATGTCATTTGAAGAACAATATTATCTGTTTAAAAATGTAAAAATAATAATAGGCCAACACGGCGCGGGATTAGTTAATATTTTTTTCTCAAAATCAACTAATAAAACACATCTTATAGAAATTACTCCTGAATGGAATAACGGTTGGTTTAAAAATTTGGCAAATATATGTCAAATAAATTATTATAGTGTTTCACAGCCAAGGATGAGTCGTGAAGAATTCGACTCGTTTTCTAATAAATATAATTTAGATATCAACACTGATAATGAAATTATAAATAGTTTTAAAAACAATAGTGGAAGTGTAAATATAAATGAAATACTTGAAATAATACAAACTATATTATAATTTGTGTTTCGTCAGATTTAACAATTTTGAGTTGTTTTGTAAATAAAAACGCTTTTTCACTGGTGCGTTTCCTTTTTAAATTACATTCTAAACAAGAGATGACAACATTGTTTATATTATGACCTTGATCATTATTAATTCTATCGAGAGACCACTGTGTTTTTTCCCTAACATATTTATAAAAAATTTGTAACTCTTTTTCACAATAATAACATTTACAGTTACATTTATTCAGCATAAAAATAATATCATTGAAAGTTATAAATTTTTCCGAGTCAAAAATTTTCTTGATTACATCTTGATTTTTATAACCATTCATTTTATTTTCTATTTCTTTTTTAAATAAAATTCCATTTACGGAAGGGGCTTCTCTTGATATTTCATTAATAATGCTCATATTATTTTCGGTTGTAAATATTTGATTTGTTGCGTTTTTAATTTTATGTATTTCTCTTTCTTTATTAATAATCATTTTTCCAGTTAATTTTTTGACTTGATACTTATTATTTATTCCTAAAATATTTATTTTCCGATTTTCTGGTTGTATATCATTGTTAATAAAATCGCCGTCCTTGTTAATAAAATCGCCCTCCTTGTTAATAAAATCGCCGTCCTTGTTAATAAAATCGCCGTCCTTGTTAATAAAATCGCCGTCCTTGTTAATAATTTCCATACTATTATATAATGTATTAAATATTGATATATAAAATAAGTTAAAATTAATTTAATATAATATTATAATGGAGGATATAAAAGATTTAAATATTACTGCGGAAAGTGCGGAAAGCGAATGTATTGAATTAAAAAATATAAAATATAAAACAATGATGATGAATGGTCATCCATTAAAAGAATCTGTAATGTCGAATGATATCGCAGGGTTGGACAAATTTTTAGAAGATGAAAAAAACACAAATATGGTTGGACCGTGGGCCAAATTAGATAATACAACAAAAAGTAAAAAGTTTTTATTTTTTGCGGAGAAATATGCGGCCGATAATAATTTAGACATTGAAGAAAAGGATTTGCTAATTTTGTTTTTTAAAGATTGCGTCGAAAGGAAAAAACTTCAAAAGGTAAAGGAAATAATTTATGATAAAACAACGGGAGAAATTAAGGATGTTCCTTATTTAATATATAATAAACAAACAAAGCATTTCACTCTAAAAAATAATGAAAAGCGAATTTCGACATTAAAAGGTCTTACCCCGATTAAAAAAACAAATAGCACAATAAAGCATAAAATAACATAATATAGTTAGTTATCATTAAATAATGGATTTGGAAATATGGATTTTTTTAGTTATCGCACTTTTGCGATATTAATAAATTAAATGAAATACATATATATCATTTACTTGTATATACACACCCCACACAAAATGACAAGCATTATTGATTTATTATTTACCCAAGAGACTTTAAATAAACTAGAAAATTTATTTTACACTACATTTTATTGTAATACCTACACAGGTTTTGAAAATGTATTAACTGAAATAACAGACAAAAAAACAGGATATCTAAAATATAAAGAGCTACAAAAAATTATCGATACATACTTATTGATTACACAAAACAAGTTTACAACAGATGATGACACAATGAGCGAAATTATATTTCAATCCGTGTTAAAATTATTTATAAATATTATAATAAGTAATCTATTCCCCGACCAACTTAAATATTTACATAGAAAATTTATATTACCAATAACAGGTAATATGAATTACATTAAATTTGTTAAATCCCAACCCCAACGAGATGTGATGAACATTATTCATGGTGAAGATATTTACGCAAAATATGGAATTGGTGGATGTTTAAAGTATATTAAAGATGAGTTATACGAGTATTTTAAGTTTAAACCTGAAAGTACCAGTATATTAAAATAAATAATTTGAAAATGCCATTAAAGAAAAAATAAACACTGTTTATTTTTTCATCCCCCCACAGCAACCCATATTTTCATATACTTATTTTTGCTTCATTGCTCCATATTTCTTTTTTCCCTTTTCCAATATATTTATCGTGAGATGCGCGAGGCACGAGATATTCATTTATTTTATTTTTAGTTATCATACTTTTACGATATTAAGAAAATAAATGAAATAAATATATATCATTTATTTGTATATACACACCCCCACAAAATGACAATCTTTATTATTGATTTATTATTTACCACAGACACTTTAAATCAATTACAAGATTTATTTTACACTACATTTTATTGTAATACCTACAAAGGTTTTGAAAATGTATTAACTGAATTAACACAAATAATTACAGAACAAGAACCTTGCGAAAGCAATTTTAAAGATAGTTTGTTACAAAAAACGAA